GTATAACCAGCATTGCCTGAAGTTCCTTGGAGAGCTAACCTTGCGGTAGGAATTCCACCGCCTTTAATCGGTCCAATAGCACCTGAAGAAACATTATTAAGATCTCTTATTGTCCAAGTATTATCTCTATAATTCCATATTAAAGCCTCATCACATTCACCTTCAATTGAAGCAAGTGTTGGATAACAAATCCAAATTTCATTTTCTCTATGATTTAATAAGGTAAATAATTTTTGTTCATGTATAGGATTTAAATTATCAAAGAAGTAAGTTCTTACTCTGCTATCGGATATTGATTGTATATCTCCTGGATTTCCAGCAAAAAGATAAATATCATTTTTACCTATAACAAAATGCTTACCATCATATTCAACTATTCCCCCTCTTGTTAACGTTCCATATTCATCAGTTACAGGACTGAAGGCTATAGGGTCAGTAGGATCATCTGTAAGCGACATTTGACTTATACTATTTGATGAATAGATATAAAGATTTCCTTGTAGACTCACCATGTCTCTTATTAAGCTTGCTTCTGAAATTACAAAATCGTTTGAAGTTGATATTACTCCATCGATGACTTCCCAAGAACTTGGTAAAGCTCCAGGAACGGCAATACTAGATGTTCTAACAAGTCCAGGTATTTTTCTATATATACCGTTTTCATCTTTTTCTGTAATATCACCTGCTACTAGCAAAGCACCAAAAGATGTTATAATACCACAAGAAATATCTATTCGATTTCTAGAAGTTACAGTTACTAGAATTTCATCACCTTCAGTCAGATTTCCGATATAAATTACTGTTTGATTACTACTAATATCATTATAAATTTGAAAATTAGTACTACCTATTGTTGAAGGTAAATTGTCAATCCCTTCAAAGTCTCCAGGGATAAATCCAATAGCATTGGGTGTTCCTGTTCCTGCAGGAGTACCTACTTGTACAGTTCTCGCAATTCCAGCAACAGTTACTTCTACGCTTGAACTGTCAAAATTTACAATACGACCAATGTTAAATGCATCTGAAACCCCTGTGCCTCCATGGGTTGCGATTACTGATCTTTCATTAATAAAACCACCATCCCATCCAGGCAATTCTGCTAATATTAAATCATTAAGTAATCCACTTCCTCCATTATCATTTATATAATGCGGTTTCTCAATTCCATTATTTATAATAAAAGAAAAACCTCCATTAAAAAGAGTACTGTGCCAACCTGTATCTGTAAAAGTAAAACCATTTAATAGTCCAAATTTTATCGTTGTTGAAGATAAAGTTAAAAATGTAGAATTATTAATTGTTATTGTTGATCCTACAATATTAGTTACTCTAGTTCCGCTAGGAATTCCAACACATTCAACATAATCTCCAATTACGATACCTGAAGGATCTGCTACAGTTATATCTGTTGATCCTGTTGCTGCAGTAGCAGTTGTTTCAATTGCATTAGAAACCATATTTATAGGTGGGGTTATATCTATTTGATTACCAAGGTGGTCTTGTGCATAAACTTTTTGACCTACCCTAATATCATCCCTCAAATAGTCTACTACCCAAATATAAAAACAACCATCAGGCTGTAAGGTAGGATGCTCCCATACTTCAACATGTCTTATTTTTCCAAATTTTTCATTAGCAGGAACGAGGTCTTCTGCTATATTATTAAGCAGTAGCTCGCCTTCCATTTTTCTAATTGCATTATCTTTAAATCTAACATTTTTAACATCTGTAAATATGTTAGATGAAAGAGAAATAGGCGGTGTATCAATTACCACACCGTTAGCCGAAACATCAGTTATATTGATTATATTATCTGCCATTTATTTCTCCTTTTGTTCTTTTCTAAGCACACTCTCTAATGCCAGTTGTTGGGTCGATAAAGCAAGCTTCAACCTTGTCTTCTTTTTGAGCCACTTCCTCAACTTCGCCAGATATCTTCTTTTCTTCTTCCACGGTTTCGTTAAAGATTCCGAATCTCTTTCCATCAATACGGAACGTAGTACACCCTTTCGCCCCACCTTTCCATGCGTTAACATATACTTGTTTGAATGAATCATAATCGACATCACCACTTACGTTACAGGTTTTTGAACATGCACTGTCAATATAGTGTTGAGCTAATAATAACACTTCAAGGTGATCATTAACACTAATACTATCTGCAGTACGACCTTCTACTCCATGCGAGTAAGCATAGTCTTTTACGGTTTCAACAACTGGACCATCAAATGTCTGTATTGTTCTATCATATTTATGACTAAAAACAGGTTCAATTCCTCCACTAACATTGTCACTAATAATACTAATAGTACCTGTAGGTGCTATAGATGTAAGATGGCTATTGCGTATTCCATGTTCTCTTATAAGACTTTGAACAGAAGCAGGCAATGACCTAATGTAATTACTTTTAAGGTATTCTCTTCTAAATAAAGGAAAAGCACCTTTCTCTTTTGCTAATTCAGCAGAAGCTTTATAGCAGTTATCTCTTAGACATGCAAAGATTTTCTCTGCCCATGTCATGAATTCTTTTGATGCATATGGATAACCAAGCATTTCACCAGCATTTGCCATACCAGTAACACCTAATCCCATACGTCTTTTATTTTTAGCTTCATCTTCTTGTGCTTTGAGTGGATAGATAGTTCTATCAACGACATTATCCATAGCCTGTACAACTGGCTTTATATCTTTCTTAAATTGGTTAAAGTTAAAAACATAACCTTTACTATCTTTCTCAAGATATTTAGTCAAGTTAAATGAGCCTAATAAACAAGCACCATAAGCTGGTAATGGTTGTTCACCACAAGGATTAGTTGCATAGATATCTTCGCAGTACCATAGGTTATTCATCTCTTTAATTCGATCAATAAAAAGAACTCCAGGTTCTGCCCAATCCCAAGTTGAAGACATTATTTCATCCCATACCAGTTGGGCTGAAAGAGTGCCACGATGCTCACCATTAAAGTAAAGGTCATAGTCAGACCCACTGTCCAGAGCTTCCATAAATGCATCTGTAATCCCGACTGATATATTAAACCCTGTGAGCTTATCATTATTACGTTTAGCTCGTACAAAGTCAAGTATATCAGGATGGTCAATCCTAAGAACACCCATTTGTGCTCCTCTCCTGTGACCAGAGCTAGCAATCGTTTGACACACCGCATCAAACACTTGCATAAAAGAAATAGGACCACTAGACTTTGAGTCAAGAGACTTAATATGATCGCCCCTAGGTCTGAGCTTACTGAAATCGTATCCAATACCTCCTCCCTTTCTCATAGTCTCTGCAGCTTCACTTGCTCTTTTCATAATACATTCCATGCTATCTTCAATATCACCTGATACAAAGCAATTATAAGCAGTAGTAATACGATCAGAACCTATGGCTGATTGTACTCGACCAGCAGGTAAGAATCTCATTTCTCCTAATATATCTTCTAGTACGAATCTATGTTCGTCTCCATCTGAAAGTGTTCTTGCTATCCTCTTTATTTTATCATTGAAGGTCTCTCCCTTCTGTCTGTATTTCATTTCATCTATTTCTTTAGCGATGGTCATAACTGGACCTTCGTAATCTCTATTTCTTAGCATATTCTTACCTCTATTGTTAATGACGGACTGCCCCTTAAAGGGCGTTTTTTATGCTAAGCTTGATATTCGCCAGTTCTAATCATTTCAGTAACTTCTATAGCTCGATTACCTACCTGTTTAGCCCAATTTGAATCCATCATTTCATTTGCAGCTGTATCATAATCATGAGCTTCTAATGCAGCCATAGCATTTTTAAACTTCATAGCAGTACCTATTCCTACATTAAAAACAAAGTTAACCATGGCTTCTTGTCTTATACTGTCTAGATCTCTCCACCAGCTCATATAATCATCTAATAAATCTTCTGTTCTAGTAATATCATTCTCTAATAAATAGTCTATTTCAGCTTCAGACAAGCCTACATCCTCTAGGTTTCTACCTACACCTATTGTCCATTTATCTGAAGTGCATTTATAAAGTGTATTCTTCACACCCTCATGTCGTCTTAATGTTTCGATTAATTTACTCATGTGTATGCCTGCCTTGCTCGTTTTATTTTCTTTTTAGCTGCTGGAGTGTTTGCAACATATTGTTTACCTTGTTTTGTACCTTTTCTCTTTGCCCTAGTGGTTGCAGCGTGTTCAGCTGCTGTGAGAGTTCCCACAGCTTTAGCTGGCATATACCTTTCGCCAGTAGCTTTCGGACCTTGTTTAGAATTTTTTCCACTTTTAGTTCTCCAATCTTGTTTAGTCCATGCTTTTAAACTTTTTTGTGCTTTTGTTAATACCATTACGCTGTGTATCCTCCTCCTCTTGCCTTATATTCTTTAGCTGCTAATTGCATTTTTCTTGCAGAATTTTGTCCAGCAGAACCTCCTTTATTTCCTGCAATCCATTTTTTAACTATTGCTTTTCTTAATGCAGGCTTATCATAATTGCCTGATGAGTTAATTGTTGATTTCTTTTTCTTCTTCAAAGGTACTTTCTTTTTTCCATTCATAATCATCAGCCTCCTTATGACAAATACAATTACATTCTTCTAGCTCACATTCATATAATGCACAAGTTTCACATCTCATTTGTTAACTACCTTTTTGACTATAGAGTATTCTAAATGGCTTATCAGTATTTTTCGCATATTCTCTGCTCTTTGTCTATCTGTAAAAGAATATTCTCTAATATCATCATGACTTATTCTAAGTGAAAAAACATAGAAAGCACCTTTCTTTACAATACTAGATGCACTTCCCTTTGCAACCCTTGAAGGGCTAATTAACGTACCAAATTCTGTTTCAATAATATTTGTCATTTAGTCAATCCCTTTTGTTTTTCATATGTACGAAGACCACCAAGACCAAGCATACCCATGAGTACAGTCATAAGCGAACCCATGTCAAATGTAGGAAGCTCTGGAATAACAACACCTAAATAGGCACAAAGAAACATTGTTACAGGTGCTAACACAAAGTGCCATGCTAAAGCAATACCACATGTCCAACCTATAAACGGTCTCCAACCAGCTACAAATATACTTTTATGTTTAGCTTCTTCTCGATTAATTGCTAATTGTCCTTTAGCTAACTCTTGAGCGTGTGTCTCAGCCATTGTAGCGACTTCATGAGCTAACTTATTTTTCATGTCTTTATCTTCTATAAACTTACCAAGAAGATTACTGACTGGTCCTATTAAAGCAGTAAGCATTATATGTGTTCCAGATGACAGTGATTAGAGCCTACAGGCACATTGACAGTTTTTACAGCACCCATTTCGCATGAACTTAATAACATTATAGACATACTTAATAAAGCCAATTTGTAATAGTTTTTCCTTAAACATTTCATACTCCTTTATTTATCCTCTTTTTTAATTTTACATTTAAATCTGCATCAAGACTATTTTTTATAAATATAGATATGGCGAGATGTGTATCACCAAAGAATAATAACCTATCTCTATAATACAATCTTCCTTTCCTATCTAGTTCTAACCTAAATCCGTTGTCCTCATATACACTCATTTGTTTAACCACATTGCTCCTAATATTGCTATAAAGCCAACAACAATACTTATGAGAATAAATATAGCAATAGCATCACCTATTTGTCGTCTTAGCTTTTGTTGTGCATAAACTTGTTTTTGTCTTTCTTTTCTTATTTTACCTTCCATAGCCAGTAACTCATCGTATGCTCCTGGACCATGTGTCATGTTTAGAAAAACCTTGAGTTCATATCTTTGTTCCTCAAATTTCTTTTTGGCTGCGTAAGCTTGCAAGGCAGTTGCTTCAACAGAGTCTTGACCAAATAACTTATCAAACACTCCTGGGTTCTTTGCTTGTTTTTCTGCA